CAGATCCTGAGTACAATAGTCATAAAGTTGGAATTCGACATCCTGAAACACACGTTCCGCAAAGTGTGATTCGAATGCCGTATAGTCAGTGCCAAAGATTTTATGATTTTGCGTGATTTTGCTGCCAAGGTAATCTTTGATGTACTTAGCACGTTCATTGAATGGGATCTTTTTAATGAAGTTATCCCTATTGAAGAGTTGTTTCTCAATGAGTTTGAAGGTTGGTCCAACCAGCGTTTTGTAATAATCGTTTCGGCTGTATATTCCCCGTGCGAATTTAATAGTCTTATACCCTTCGTCTTTGACGAAACATTTGCAGTCCGACAATCTTTTAGGGGGAATTCCCGTGTGGACCTTAAGCAATTGAGCTCTTCTGACATTTGTGTAATTCGACTCTTTAAGCCATGTTTCCACTGAAACATCAGACGACGCCGGTAGTCTTTGGACATTTTGCCTAATCCACTCACCAACGAACATTTTAAACTCATCCCACAATTTTGGGTCTGGCTTAGGCACCTTTCTGCCAACACGATTGAAGACTCCAGAGATTGTGGTGTGGGTGTGTGTGGGATCGGCCTGTGGAAAAGAGGCCCCAAGGTAGTGCGCGCCCAACGAAGCCCTTGTTGGCCGACGGAGGTGGTCATTCGACTTATTAATTGCTGAAATCCGTGCTGTACCCCCCTCGCTAAATTTAACTGGCTCAGCACTCGTTCCTCCCTCCGCTTCAATTCTGTATCCATATTTACATGGAAATTGATTTTTTCCTCGTTGGGCCTGTGAAAATCCGTACGTTGGTTCAATTTATTAATATTAAACAGGTGTTCGGCCGCAACCAACGTCGCATTAGTCACATGCATGTAAGACATATAGTCAATATTAACGCCCGTGACGTTATTGATGTAACGCGTGAGTAATGCACGGGCTGTCGCATCCGACAGTGAATAATGTACATGAGAAACACATTCAAACAACATCTGTGGGCAAAGGTGATGCGTGGTTGAAGTGATTACAGGTGAAGATGTTCTATTACGCACCATGCTCACCACACAACCCAACCCATTTTTAGGAATTGATTCAATAATTGTTGTTTTTGAAATGGTCATCTTGACTATGTGGGGGTTTTTGACTTTCAATTCAGTCTTCCTCAAATTCAATGGTCGACAGTCTTTATTATAATACTCACAGCCAGCATCCTCAAAAGAGAACTCATACCTATAATGAATTTGGTCTTCTGTGATTGTTCCTGGAAGAGTGGCCGCATTAACCTCATAAGGTGTGAATTGAAGTCGCAAAGCATTCAGATATTCCACCATCTGTTTTGGGTCATCGTTGAACTCACTGTTTACAATGCCCTTAAGGTCACCATTTTCCTTGAGTCGTTGATATTCCTGTTCTGCAGTTGGCTTCATGTCATTTACAGTATCTTGCAGAACTTTAACAGAAACTTTAGCATCTTTTATGATTTCTTTAAGTGCATCATTCTCTCCTTGTGTTTGTTGGATGGAATTTATCATACCGGTTTTTAATAGACCCGACATCTTGGAACCACGCGACACCTTCATGTGTACTTTCTTACGCGGTCCAAGTTTGTTTTCTGTCTTCTGTTTATTAAACTGTTTTGTTATATATTCAGACATAGATGAATTCGTCATACGTTCATTGTGTAATTGACGTTTTAGGTCTTGTAGCTGGGCAACAACGACTACGTCATCCACCCCAACCCCATCCACACCATTAAGGTCTGGAGGTGGGTCAGGGGGTTTCTTATTACCCCGCATGCCCCGAACTTTTGTCTTTAGTTTTTCTTTCTTGACTAAAACTTTAGGGTGTGAAAGCTCG